GCAGAACCAGAACACCGCCGGCGCGGGCGAGCGGATGGAGAAGATCATCTCCGACAACCTGAAGTTCGACTGGAAGGCGCTGCTCTCAGCGCTGGAAGAGGTCCAACTGCAGGCGTTCGATTCGATGGGCATGCGCCTGCGCGACCTGGTCGCTGGCCTGACCGTCGACGTGCTCAAGATCTTGGAACCGGTGAAGACCCTCACAGGTACCAGTGGTGAAACCTTCACCATCAGTGGCCTGGATGAGATGCTGGTCAAGGCCGAGAACCTGGGCAAGAGCCTTGCCTACGCTGCCGCAGGGTTCGTGGCCTTCAAAGGTCTGAACGGTGGCGTGTTCAACGCCTTCAGCACAGACCTGACCAAGGTCACCCGCAACATGACGGAGGTGACCCGGCGCGCGAACATCATGAGCACGGGCTTCCTGGTGGTTGGCAGTAACGCCAACGGGGCCCGCACGGGCGTCGACGCCATGAACTTGGCCATGGGCCGCACCACCCAGGCTGCCGGGCTTGCTGCGGCCGGCGTGGGCCTGCTGGCCAAGGGCGTCGGCGCGCTGTCCACCGCGCTGGGTGTCCTGAGCCGAGTGGCGGGCTGGGCAGGCCTGATCTACGGGGTGTACCAGGCCATCGACATGGCCTTCGGGCAGAACACCGATGAGCAGATCCTCGCGCACAAGGAATCGGTGGACGAGGTCGAGTCGAGCTACGACAAGCTCAAGCGGACGTTGGATGACCTTGCCCACGTCAAGCAGCAAAGTGCGCTCAAGGACATCATCAGGTCCAACGAAAGCGGGATCACCCAGGTCGAGGGCAAGAAAAAGGCCAACCAGATCCTGATCCAGGCTGCTCGTGATCGGGGGGTTCCTGAGGAGTACCTGAAGCCGATGCTGGCGGAACAGGACTCTCTTAATGCCTTGCAGCAGGACTACCGAGCGAGGATTGACGACTCCAAGAAATCTCTGAAAGACCTTGGCGCTTCGACCGTTGACTACAACAACGACCTAGAAGCTCACAGGGCGACTCTGCAGGAGATTGTAAACCTGACAGATCGACTGACGTTGGCCAGGGTTCGGGCTGTTAAATCTGCTGCGGGGGCACAGACTTTCCCCGGGCTGGCTAAAGCGGACAGTGACAATGTCGCCGTACTCGAGCAGAACCTGCTGCTGGCGCAGAACCGTGCTCAGGGCAGTATGCTGCGAGTCAACAATACCGCCAAGAACATCCCCACGGTAGAAACCAAGCTCAAAGAGGTCGCAGACGAGAACGCGGCAAAAGCCGCCGAGGACCACTACAAGAAGGTCACGCCAGCGGCCCAGCAGCTGCTCGACAAAGAAAAAGAGATCAGCAAGGAGAAGGCCTACCAGGCGGGGCTGATGGCTCAGGACCTGTCTGCGCGCCAGTTGGTAGACGCAGCGCGGATGAAGCAGGTGCTGCCCGGCGACGACAAGGTGATGGACTCGGCCAAGCGCCTGGCGAAGCTTGACGCAGAAAGGTTGGTATTGCAGGAGAAGGTGCAGGAACAGTCCACGACCCTGGAGGAGACCCGCTCCAACTCCGCCGAAGCCGAGATGTCAGACACCCAGCGCCTGCTCAGCCTGAAAACTCGCCTGTCCGATGTTAACTCGCAGATCGCTGCCGCCGAGAACCCTGGCGAGGGCCAGGCCAAGGACTTGGAGAAGCTGAACGACCTCTACCGTCGGCAGCTGCAGTATCGCCAGGGCATCAAGACTATCGAGGGCAAAGAGAGCAAGGCCGGCCAGCGATCGCAGACCGCGGACACCCGTGAGCTCGACCAGGCCCAACGGGCGTATGACACCCTGGCCAAGAAATTCGACGCGGTGACCTACTCGCAGCGGGAGCTGGAGAAGGGCACCAAGGCCATGACCCTGCTGCGGGCGAACAATCGCATCACCGCTGAGCAGGAAGCCAAGGCCATCGGTGAGTTGAACCAACAGCACTACGAGGCCGTGCGCGCGCAGAACCTGCTGCTGACCGCGCTGGACAAGACCCGTACCTCGCTCAACAGCAGCCCTTACGCTTCGCTGACTGAGGACCTGTCGACCCTGAACAGGGCCCTCGACGCAGGGATGATCAAGGTGAGTGAGCATGCCCGGCTCACCGCCAACCTGTACGAGAACCGCCGCAACTCCGTCGCCGACTCGCTGCCGAAGGCCAGCGTAAGCCTGGGGGATGCTGGCAGCACGCCGTTTACCGAGATGATGTCGTCGGTGATGACGGGCATCGAGGACCGGAAGTCCTTCGCCAATGCCAGCAGTGACGTGACCACCAACCGCGACAACCAGATGGCCACGCTGAACGATCAGTTCAAGCAGCGCCTTGACCTGCTGCAGGCGCAGAAGCTGATCGAACAAGGCCAGGAAGCAGCCCACGTCGAGAAGATGCTTGAAATCAACTCAGACTACGCCGGCAAGAAGACCTCGCTGGTCGACCTCGCTGCACGCGACCAGATGACGATCACCAGCAAGCAGGCGGAGTACGAGAAGCAGACCACAGAGATGCTGAAGATCTCGATGCTCAGCTCGCTGGGTGACATGCTTGGCATGTTCGCGGCCACCGGAGAAGAAGCCACAGCTGCACAGAAGGCTGCGTTCGTGGCGCAGAAGGCAATCGCTGTAGCACAGATCATCCTCTACACCGAGTTGGCTGCGTCCCAGGTCGCTGCGGACATGACCATCCCGTTCTTCGGCATGAAGGTAGGCGCAGCGGCCTCTATCAGGGCTATGGGTTACGCCTCCGCTGGGCTGGTAGCGGGCCTGGCTATTGGGCAGTTGAGCAGTGGTTCCTCCAGCGGCGGCTCCACCAAGATGTACGACACCGGTGGCTACATCCCGTACAACAGGACCGGTATCGCCGGTGAATACGGCCCTGAGCTGGTAACCGGCCCTGCTCACATCCGTGGACGTGGCGCGACCTCGTCCATGGGAGGCGGTGGCTCCGCACCCGTCGAGCAGTCCATCACCCTGGCGCCGGTGATCCAGATCCAGATGCCGGAAGGGTCGGGCAGTGGTGGCGGGGACGCACAGAAGCAGGCGCTGCAGACTGCCAACGTCATCCAGCAGGTGGTAATGAAGCAGATGCGAGAAGCCATTAAGCCCAACGGCATGCTCGACGTCTGGGCCCGAAATTCAAGGAGGAACTGATGGCCGCACCAATTTTCCCGCCAGCCGGATTGGTTATGCCCAACCCGGACTGGGGGTTCAAGGAGAGCCCAGAAGCCAAGGTAGACGAGGCCGAGATGGGTGACGGCTACGTCTTCCGGCAGCCGAAGGGTATCAACCACATCAAGCGCACCTTCCCCATGACCTGGTCAGAGCTGAGCCCGGACATTGGGGAACGGGCCTATGACTTCCTGCTGCCCATGCTGAAGGTCTACCCGCTGCGGATCGCCCATCCGGTGCGTGGGTACCTGATCCAGGTGACACTGGAGAGCCTGGACCTGACCTACGACACCTGGGACAACGCGGTGCTTAACGCGACGTTCAAAGAAGACTTCAACCCTGTGGAATGACGACATGGAACTGATTGCAACGGATGCCCAGCGGCTTTCCCAAGAGCCCCGTGTGACGCTGTTCGAGATCGACGCCAGGCAATACGGGGACGCGGTCCTTCGCTTCACGCCCGTCGTGGGCGATGGCCCAAGCGGTGACGTTCACTTCGGTGGCTACTTGTACAAAGCTGTGCCGATCTCTGCCGAAGGCTTTGAATGGAGCACCGGCGGCACCGCGCCCCGGCCAACCCTGTCGATGAACGCCCTGGACTTGGTCTTCTTGAACTTGCTGGTGCGCGCGCGCGACCTGACCGGCTGCCCGGTGCGCCGTATCCGCACCTACCGGAAGTACCTGGACGACGGCGCGCAGCCAAACCCTTCGGCGCACTACCCCATCGACTATTACAAGATCGAGAAGAAGACCGGGCAGAGCCGTAAGTCGCTGACCTATGAGCTGTCCACCGAGCTGGACCAAGAGGGCAAAATGGTCCCCGGCCGGCAGGTCATCAGGGATACCTGCATGCACAGGTTCCGCTACTGGGCCAACGGCCAGTGGAACTACGACGGCGTGACATGCCCCTATGCAGGCTCCGCGATGTACGAGCCGAACGGCAATCCAACCACCGACCCTACCAAGGCAAAGTGCGGTAAACGGCGTGACAATTGCCAGCAGCATTTTGGCTTCCTCGAGAAGCTGCCGATGTTTGCTTTCCCCGGCGTTGGCCGAGTATCCTAGCGCCACACGGAGGTGCTAGATGCTCAAACTGTTCACGGAACATACAGAACAAATCCGCGCAGAGGCTATTGCCGGCTACCCCCTTGAACGGGTGTGGCTGATCACGTCGAAGGGCCTTATGCCGGTGAAAAACGTGGCAGAGGACCCCTCTGAGCATTTCGAGGTCGCCCCCAAAGACCTGATCAAGGCCCGCAAACAGGGCCTGCTGGCTGTCGTGCACAGCCATGTGAACGGCCTGCACTACCCCTCAGTCGCTGACATGGCCAACCAGGAAGCCAATGGCGTGCCTTGGGGGTTGGTCTGTACAGACGGGGTAGGCGCCAGCGAGATCCGCTGGTGGGGCGGTAGCACCCCCGACCAGATCGAAGATCTTGAAGGTCGTACATTCTGCCATGGCACTGCGGACTGCTACGCTCTGGTTCGTGACTATTACAAGCTCAAGCTGGATATCACGCTGCCGGTATTTCCACGCAAGTGGATGTGGTGGGACGAAGAAAACCTGCTTGAAGAGAGCTTCCCGAAAGCCGGGTTCTTCAAGGTGACAGAGCCGCGCGAGCACGACGTATGGCTGGCCAGCTTCAACAGCTCTATCTCCGTGCTGAATCACTGTGGCGTCTACCTCGGTAATGACCTGACCCAGCACCACCCGGGGGCAGGGGTACCGGTAAGCACCTCGCGCAAAGCCGTGATCACCCCGATCCATCGCTACCTGCCCAACATCAACGTATGGATCAGACATAAGGACTTGGCATGATCACTCTGCACTTGCACGGAAGCATTGCTGAGAAATACGGCACCACCTTTACCATGGCAGCCAAGACGCCAGCCGAGATCGTGCACTCTCTCGCTGTTCAGCTGCCCGGGTTTAAACAGGATATTGAGGCGGGCAGCTGGCATGTCGTGCGTGGCGACCCCGACACCGGGGATGGCTGCGATGAGGAGAAGTTGCAGCTGCAGATGGGCGTGGGCGAAGAGGTCCACCTGATGCCCGCAGTACAGGGCGCCGGTGGGGGCGGGGGCCTGTTTACCACAATCCTGGGCGTGGTCCTGATCGTGGCTGGCTACTTTACCTTCGGCACCACATCTGCGATCGGTATCGGTATGATCGCTGGTGGCGCCGGCCTGATGGTAGGCGGCATCGTCCAGATGACCATGAAAATGCCGGGGGCTGAAAACTCCACGGAGAACGCGGACGATCGCGCGTCGTTTCTGTTCAACGGACCAAGGAACCAGTCCTCCCAAGGGGTAGCCATCCCCCGTGGGTACGGACGCTGCCTGGTGGGCAGCATCGTGATCAGCGCAGGTCTGTATGCAGAGGACGTCGCAGCATGAGCAGGAAGCTAATGGATAGGGCCGGCGAGATCCGTGGATCTGGCGGCGGCGGCAAGAAGCAGGACACCCACACCCCCGTCGAGGCCCCGAATACGCTGCAGGCCTTTGTGCGTGGGCGCATCCTCGACCTGCTGGCCTACGGCCCGATCAAGGGTCTGGTCGACGGGCTGAAGTCCGTGCGCCTGGACAGCACCCCGGTGCAGAACGCAGATGGCACCTTCAACTTCGAAGGGGTCACCCTCGAGTTCCGCAACGGCACGCCAGACCAGGACGTTATCCCTGGCTTCAGGGCGGTGGAGAACAGCCGGGAGATCAACACAGCCGTTCTGTTTGATAACCCACCGGTGCGCAGCGTAGAGAACAACGACGCGGACGCGGTGGCTATCACGGTTCAGCTGGCTGGTCTTGCCCAGCAGCAGGAGAACGGTGACGTGGACCCGACCTCGGTGGAGGTCCACATCGACCTCAGCATCGCAGGCGGCGCCTGGCAGACGATGATCAGCGACACCATCACCGGCAAGACCACCTCGGCCTATCCGCGCACGTACCGGATGACGCTGCCAGAGGATGGTCCGTACAACATCCGTGTGCGCCGTGGTAACAAGGAAAGCAGCAGCGACAAGCTGCGTGACGCCCTGACTTGGACGCTGCTTACCGAGATCATTGACTCGCCCTTCTACTACCCGAACATGGCGCTGGCCGGCATCTCGGTCAACTCCCAGCTGTTCGGCAGCTCAATGCCTGCGCGCAGCTACGACCTATACCTTTCGGTGGTGAAGGTCCCCAGCAACTACGACCCGGAGGCCCGGACGTATACCGGGTTGTGGGACGGCACCTTCAAGGAAGCCTGGACGGATAACCCAGCCTGGGCCTACTACGACTTGGCAACCCACCCGATCATCGGTGCGGGCCTGATCAACGTCGACAAGTGGGAGCTGTACCGCATCGGTCAGTACTGCGATGAGCTGGTGCCGGACGGCTACGGCGGTATGGAACCTCGCTTCTCGATCAATACCGTGTTCTCCGAGCAGGACGACGCCTACGCGGCGCTGTCCACGCTGGCGGGCGTCTTCCGTGGCATGACCTACTGGGGCACCAACACGGTGGTACCGGTGGCCGACATGCCGACGCTGCCAAGCCGTATCGTCGGCCCGGCCAACGTGATTGACGGCGACTTCCACTACGCCGGCACTGCGGACCGTGAACGCCACTCTGTCTGCGTGGTGATGTACAACGACCCGGACAACGAGGGCAAATCCACGCCAGAGGTCTACGAGGACCCCGAGAGCATCGTTCAGTTCGGCTGGCGGGAAACCCGTGTGACAGCGGTAGGCTGCAGTTCTCGTGGCCAGGCCCGCCGCCTGGCCAAGTGGATCCTGTACTCCGAGCGTATGGAGACCCAGACGCTGACCTACAGGGCCACTCTGGACCACGCCACCGTTCGCCCAGGCGATGTTATCGAAGTCAACGATCCAGACCACCAGGGCGCCCGCATGGTTGGCCGGGTGGTAACCAGTGGCCAGAACCGCCTGACCCTGGACGCCATCGACCACACCACCATTGCCGCTATCGGCGGTACCTGGTATCTCAGCGTGGTCA